CGCCGCCACAGCTGCAGCACCTACGGCTCCGATGGCGATGACCAGTCCCTTGTTCTTCTCGATGAACGCGGTGATCTTGGGCACCACTGACTGGATCACAGCAAGCACTGCCTTGAGCGGGCCCTCCAACGCCTGCCCGATTGTCGTCCGCAGATTGTTCAGCACAGCGCCGGTCTTCTCCAACTGGAAGCCGAGCTGCTTCTGCCTCTCTGCGAAGTTCCTCGAACTCTCGCCGGTCCGGTCCTGCACAGACGCCACATCCTCCTGCAGCTTCTCGAACTGCTGCAGCAGAGGGATGATACCAATCTGCGCTTCCTGACTGGAGAAGATCGTGGTCAGTTCGTCCGTCGTCGCGGTCCGCAATTTTGCAAGCGCACCAACGAAGCCCTCGCTCTTCAGCGAAGCGGCTGACAGCTCCAGACCGAACTTCTCTTTGGCGAGCTTCTTGCCTTCGTCCGATGCGTTGGAGAACGTGGTGATGATCCCGCCGAGCGCGGTGGTCGCAAGCTCGGTCCCGCCGGTTGCTCTGGTCAGTGCAGCGAACGCACCGCCGAACTCGTTGACGCTGAGACCTGCACCCTTCGCGCGCGATGCGACACGACCCACCTGTCCGGCGAGCTGACCAACGTCTGTCCGCCCGCGCTTGGCTACCTTCGACAGGAAGTCACCCGCATCACCCAGACCATTCAGCTCGTCGCCAAACTGGTCGAGCACTGTCAGGCTTGCACTGGTCGCGTCCTTCACCGAGGCGAAGCCGCCAGTTGCAAACTTGGCCGTGTCTCCAATCTGTGCGAGCGCCTGCTCTACTGGCACGCCTGCAGATACGAGGTCGAAGAATGCAGCGCCGAGGTCGCTGATTGTTTTGCCCGTCTCCTGCGACACTGCCTTGAGCCTGCCCTCAATATCTGGGAGCAGGTCTTTGTTGTCGACGACCGTGCCGATCTTACCGAGCACATCACTGAACTCCGACGCTGCCAGAGCTGCATCGGTAAACGGTGCGGTGATTGCACCACCGAACTTGAGCAGACTGAAGGCTGTACTCTGGGCGCGCTGTGCGAATGCGTCGAGACCCGCAGCCGCTTGCCGGAGTCCCTTCTGCAGCGGACCGAGGTCCGCACCAATGGTTACAAACGCTTCGCCTGCGCTAACACTGCCTGCTGACATAGCTATCTCCTCTTCTGCGTGTTGGTGAGCAGCGGCTTGAAGTCGCTCAGCTTCACACCCTTCGACCGCTTCTGCTTCTTCGGTGCCATCGGGTTGAAGTCGATCGGCTTCTTCGCGCGCTTGCTCACGCTGTTATGCACCATCGCCAGAATGCAGGACGTGTGATCCCACTTCTCCATCTGGCGGGCTTCTCTCATCCAGTGCATCTCTGCGGGAGTGAAGTCATCCCACGGACTCACGCCTGCCAGAGCGGCTAACTGGAAGAGGTCTCGTTCTTGCCAAGGTCGAAAGGGCCGGTGCCTTCTCCTTTCGCCGCTGTCGGGAATGCCTGCGACAACGCATCGCCGAATGCTTGGAACGCGGCGGTCAGATCTTCTGGGGTAAGGGCTTCGAGGAATTCCTTGCCTCCGATGTTGCGGTCCTTGAGTTGATCGCCGATGAGGATCGGCAGCGACTCGATCAGATCCGCAAGCTCCAGATCCATGCTGATCAACTGGTTGAGCTTGAGCTTCATCTTGCGCGACACCTTGATCAGGTTCGGCGCGCTGAAGCGGATGTCCCACTCTCTGCCTTCGTGGTCCTTGAATGTTGCCATGAGTTTGCTCCTCTCTTTGTGAGTCGGGCAGGGGGTGCCCACGCGGCTCGCCCCCTGCCCTTCTCGATTGGTTCTAGCTGCCGTCGCTAGGTACGAACACTCCGCCACTGGTCACGCCCCACTGGGGAGTGCCGGAGCCGACGAAGGTGGTCGCGTTGGTGACAGCTTCTTCGAGAGGCTCAGCCCGCTCAAAGCTCGTCACGAACACGGTGCCGCGCAGACCTTCCGAACCGTTGACCGAGATGTCGCCATCGAGGGCGAGCACTTCGATCGAGGTGTTGAGGAAGAAGCTCTCGCGAACCTTCTGCCACGCGGTGTTCTCTGTGTTGTAGATCATCTCGAAGTCGGCACCCCACTGTGCCAGACCGGCGAGACGGGAACGCCACCCGTTGGTGGTACGACTGGTGTCGTCCACTTCGTTACGCTCAAGGTTCAGCGTCACGTCGCGGACGGTGTCGATCTCCAACCAACTCGGCGAACCGGTTGTGCCGTTGTTGTAGTACAGCACGCAATCATAACCGATTACTGTTGCCATGGTTCTTTCTCCTTAACTGCTTGTCGGTACTTCACGAATGAGCACACGGGCACGAATCAAATAGCCGGGGTATCCCTCGGGATCTGGAGCCTTCGCCGGAGGATCTGCCAGACACCTCGGAGCTTCATAACCATCTACGGTCAGGACTGCTCTGTCAAGTGTCCGCCACACCTCCATCGAAATCTCGTCGATCAGCTTTTCTGATTCTCCCCTGTTGCCCCAGACATAGACATCTATGTCAACATCGCCTCCACGCGTGGCGCGGTCTCGCCCAGTGAGTTCTCCACCCGTCTGGTTGATTGCAATGAGTGGCGTGGGTGCATCCTGCGGAGGAGGGTTCACCGTGAAGATTGCCGACTCGTTGCCGCTACCAAAATCGTATTGGCCGAGCGAACCCGTCACAGCGGGCACACTCTTCAGTCTATCGTACACTGCTTTGATCACGCTCATATCAGCCCCTCAAAAAACTCGGGTATCTTTCGCCGCACACTGCTCAGCGCCGGTCGCATGAACGGACGCGCGGCCATGTTCCTTGTGCCGAACTCAAGGTACTTTCCGTAGAAGACAGACGGGCCGACGATCACCGTGTAGGGTCCGGCCAGTTCTGTGCTGATGCTGTTCTTCAGGTCACCGGTCTGCGTGTACGGAGGCTGACCTTCTGGGGAAGCGCGCACCCACTTGTTCTTCGGCTCTCCATAGAAGTAGCTCACGCCTCTCTCCTGCGGCGGACTGCCTCGCCCACCACCCTTGCCCAGAAGGATCTTGGCTTCACGCTCAACAGCCTGCCCCGCTCGGAGCAGACGCTTCTTTGTGAACGCCTCCATCTTGCGGAGGATCTTGTCAGAGTTGAGCCGGTACGTGACCTTGAACAGCTTAGCCATTACACTCCATCGATCTGGTTGATCGTGTTCTCCAAGCACGGACGGGTACGCATCGCTGTGATCAACTGGCGGTGGATCTGGGTCTGCTCTCGCGCTGTCTCGGTCATCTCCTTGCTTGCGTCGGCGTGGTTCTGCAGGGCGGTCGTGTTCATGACCACAAGCTGCTGCAGCTCCGTGCGCTGATGCTCCTCAAGGGCTGACAGGCGCTCGATCAGGTTGTCCCGATCCTTGTCATCCTTCGCTCTTCGCTTCATGTCGAGATAGACGAACAGGACCAAGAGCGCGGCGGGAAGGCCAAGCTGCTTGACCACCTCCAGAATCGTGGCGAGGTCCATACTACTTCTCCTTGCTGTTGTACACGTTGATCAGTAACTCGTAGAACCACGGGTCGACAAGTACATACCCGCCGACGTTCTGCTTGAAATGTTCATCCTTCCGGTTGAGGATCACGAGCGGGATCTTCTCGTTGGTGGCGACGACCGGTGTGCCCTTCGCTGCTTCAGGTATCGGTCTCGGACTCACCATCACTATCGACCGCTTCTCCTTGATCCCGATTGCGCAGCCCGTACAGACCTGCGTAATCAAGAGGCTTAGGCTCAGCCAGATTACCTTCTTCAAGATCCACCTCCTCTTCGATGGCCGGTGTCTTATTCGCTTCCATGAACACAGACACAAGCAGGTCTTTCAACAGACCCCACAGGGCAAGCATCCAACTAGGCATCGGGCTTGTCTTTCTTCATGATGTTCAGACGCTCGGCAAGCTCGACGCTCCACCGCATGGCTTCTTTCTTCAGCTCTTCACTTGGCTCCTTGCCGTCGAACCGCTGCACGGTCTCGGTGAACTTCTTCAGGAACAGGTCGAGCTTGTGCACGGCTCTGGTGGTGGCGCTGTCCTCGGCGTCTGCGCCGAAGTCGTCTGGCACCGTAGCCTCCACCCACTTGGCCGCAGCGATGGCGAACGGCAGGTAGTGGTCGAACTTGTTGACGATCTCGTTCTGCCCCTTCCAGATCAGCAGCGTGCGGATCAGAAAAGACAGCGCAACCAGTGCAATAGAAATGGCTCCAAACAAAACGACTTGATCTTGCATAGCTCTCCTCCTCTAAATCGGTTTGACGGTTCGCTCCAGTGACACCTCCGAGGTATCACCGCCGTCGATCTTCCGAACCTGCAGCACACGGTAGTCTTCACCCTGCACCACAATGATGTCACCCCTCTGAATGTCTGACTCTCGACGCGTCAGCATGAACGGCTCGTTCTCTTGGTACACGAGCGTGCCGTACAGCACACTGCCACTGGGGAGGGACTCGGTGAAGCCGCCCATCCCGTCCGAGGTTCGCGTCGGTCTTTTGAGTTCGTACGGTGTCAGCATAGCCTACTCCACATACCGGTACAGACTGAAGCGATCGAGCTGCGCATTGATGTTGCCCTCGGCGAGCTTGTCCCATGACAGGCTCAGGCCCTGCGCGCTGTTGCTGTGCTTGCTGTCGGCGTTGTTATAAGACAGGAGGGCGAGTCCGATGATGGCGTTCTTTAATCCTTTCGGCGCGGTACTTGCATCATACCCTGCTTCGTAAGTCACCTTCCACCGAAGCTCGCCCTCCTCCCATGCACCATCTCGCAGATCCTGCACGATGCGCGTGTCCGTGAAGTAGTACTCACTCGCGTCCTCTGCAGTGTCGTCGTCCCACGCGTCCTTCACATCGGTCACGTCCGTGATCGGAAGGTTCCTCGGGTACAGGTCCGGCCCGCCGTCTGCGTCGACTCGCTCGTCCGTGTAGGTTGCACTGGTCAGCTTGATGTTGCAGTACTCCTCGACGTAGGCTTCGGCTCCGTCGATCAGAAGCTGCAGCTCGGTGTCGTGTGTTGAATAGTCGATCCGTCCGATCGCTTTGACTTCGTCCACCGTCACAAGGCTCATAGGTTCTCCTTCGTATAGCCGAGGTCATTCGCCACGCCCCAGTCGACGCGGGCGATCACCTCATCAATCTCTGCTTGCGTGTACCGCTTCAGGTAGGTCTTCTCCAAGTACTGCCGCTTATTGAATGGCTTCTTGGTCGGGGTCATGGTGGTGCTCATGTGTTGGTTCTCTGCCGAGCGGAAGGGCTGCGGCTTTCTGGGGAATGCGCCGTCGACGATTCCGCACAGCACCGCTTCTGGGTCGCGGAGCAGATCGTCGTACCGAACGAACCGCGCGCCGAACTTCTCGGCGTTGGCAAGATGTCCGGCGTACAGACTGTTCCACCGTTCGATCATGTCGCACCGCCGGATGAACTGTCCGATGGTCAGACCGTGGTGCACCTTGTGGAATCTCTGCATACTGGGCAACCACTCGATCGGGTGCTTGCTCGTCACGAAGTTCACAGCGTCCGCCACTTCCTTGTCGGTGCTGTAGGGTCCATGGGTCCACCCGTAGTTGCTGCCCATGATCTTCACCTTGTAGTTTGCCGCGAGCATCCACTGTAACCAGTTGTTGCCGCTGCGCTGAATCCCGTACACCTTTGCTTTCTTCGGCATCAGTCCACGTTCCTTATCCAGATTCCTCGACATCCCTTAACCCAAAAACCACTTCCATCTTCTTGGCGATCGCGCAGAACATCCGCGATCGCATCCCTTGGGCCACTGTACAGTTGACTTGTGTCATGTACGCAAACCACCTTACTAGCCACGCGAAGGCTCTCCACAATATCTGCCCGCGCTCCATCATAGCTATGGTCTCCATCCACCCACACGACGTCGAAGCTGTCGTCGGGCTGGCTTGTGAGATATGCAACGGAGTCGGACGTCACGAAGGTCGGCGAGCGCATCCCGTTCGCGCGCACACGCGTACGCGCAGGCTCGCAGGAAGCAGCCTGTCCTCCGTGCGCTTTACTGAAATTGTCCACACTGACCAACTCGCCCTTGCCGTTCATGTGCAACGCAAGCGCAAGCCACGCGGTCATGTGTCCTCGACTGACTCCGATTTCCAACACACGGCTCGGCTTGATCATGCGAAGCAGACCGAACAGAAAGAGCTTCTCTTCGATGTTGCTTCCCGCGCCCTTCGGGTTGCGGTGGTCGTACTCGATCAGCTGCCGAATGTTAGACACTGTCTTCTCCTTTGTACCGGTACACCACGTCTTGGTGCAGCGGGTGTTTGTTGTACTCTTGCACGCGGATGTACCCGTAGCTTGCAAGCAGCTGCCGGATGTCTTCCGACTTGGGCCATCCCTCCAGATCCGCGCGACGCTCTTCCAGATTGATCCACCGCACACGATGACTGGCGAGCAGGCCGTGTCCACCCTGCAAAGCTGCAAGCTCCATGCCTTCGATGTCCATCCACAGCAGGACCCGCTTCGGCTTGCCGAACCATTCATCGAACTGGTCGAGCGTCCACACAGGGACGCGCTTGCTTGCGGTCTGCCCTAGGGTGTGCCGGACAGCGCTCGCGTCGAGCAGGCTCTCTGGGTTGTAGTGGATCGTCGTGTGTCCTGTCTCCCGTCCGAGAGCTACCGGCATCACCTGCCCACAGAAGCTCTCCTCCATGCCTTGGTACAGATGCAACAAAGGCTCGCACCCATAGACCTCCATCTTCGGGTATAGCCTCTTCAAGGTCTGCGCCTCTGTCTTCGGACCGACGCCGATGTCGTACATGGTCAGCGGAGGTCGCTTGATGTGGCGCGCGATCCACCGCTCCATCTTCTCTTGCTTGGTGAGGGTCTCAGGCATCGGCTACCTCCACGACCCGTGCGTATGCACTGCGCACCAACTCGGGCACCTCCCAGAAGACCTGCCTGATCAGACCGTCACCGCAGTCGCCAAGCTCGCCCTTCCAGTTGCTCCACGCAGCTGCTCGCTGTACTCGTCCTGCACCTGCCCCGTCTCTGGCGATGTAGAAGTCGTGCTTCGCCTTCATCATGACAGGGTCGAGCACGTGGCCGAGGTGATAGATACAGCACTGTGGCACAGCCTCGACGGCTTGAGCTGTAGCCACGCCGCTGCTGATCCGCATGTTGCCGGATCCCATCGCCGCTGTGCCCCGCTCGTTCCACCGGTTGCTGTTCCGCCAGTACGCCCACCGCAGGTGGTTGTGTACGCTGCCGCCTAGCTCGTGCGCTGCACCCCACCTCTTGTTACCGGAGGGGTCAACAACGTAGTGATCGAGGTCGTGCCAGAAGTGCACCCACCGAGGACAGCCGAACGAAGGCGCGTGCTCGATCCATGCGTCGAGTCCGTGATAGATCTCATCGGCATCGACGATCAGGATATGGTTGCCGGTCGCCATCCTCTGGCAGGCGGTGCGCATCTCGCCTTTGTTCTTCCAGACCTTGCGGGCGTCGACCTTGATCTTGCCCTCTGGGTCAGGATAGTTTTGGATCAGCTGCAGGGAGTCGTCCGCAGGGAAGTCTTTCCACAGCTCTGTCGGTCCGTGCGCGATCACGATCTCGTCGACGTGCGGGTACACTGAAGCGATTGCCTCTTGCACCATCGGTCCGTAGTAGCAGATCATCTGAGCGCTGACACGACGCCGGTTAAAATTGAAGTACGGCACACGTTCAGCCATGTCCTTCTCCATCGCCTCCATGCCATAGGTACGGCGCACCTCTTCCGCGTCCACCTCCACCACGGTCTTGCCGTCGACGATGTCGTACAGCTTCTGGGCGAACTGCTTCTCGTCGCCCCAGTCGGCGTACTGGATCCGATCGCCGTAGCCTTGCCGCAGTACAGGCAGGTCGTACGCGAGCACAGGTGTGCCGTTGCTCATGGCTTCTGCAGGCACCATACCGAACCCTTCAAACTTGCTCGGCGCAGCGACGCAGACAGCGTCCCGCATGACGCGCATCTTCTCCGCATCTGTGATCGGGACCTTGAAGCTGAACACCTTGTGCAGTTCGGTACTCTTCGGCACCGTGCTCGGCTTGCCGATCAGCACAAGGTTCAAAGGCTTCGGGTAGTTCATGACTGCATCGCAGATCACATGCCCGCCCTTGTACGTGGAGGAGCGTGCGCTCCACACAACGTACGGGACGCCCCGCGCTTCTGGGGGTAGAGGACTGGCGACGTTCTTGTCGACCGCGTGCGTGTTGGCTGCAGGCGGTACGACTCCGGTCGGCACGGTCACTCGCATGTACTGGTGCAGGTACTTCAGGGACTCCTCGCTGTTACACAGCATCATGTCCGCGTGCTTGAAGGTGTCCTCGAAGTTCTCCATCCTCGACGCCGTGTTAGGGTCAAACTCTGCAACCCAGTTTGGCGTCTCGAAGTTGATCAGCACAAGAGGGATGTTCAGGTTCTCTAGCTTGCGCTGAACCACCTGCCTCCCCATCATGTTCTTGCCGTCACTGAAGAGCAGGTCGATGTCTTTCGGCACCTTGCCTGCTTCAGCACCTGACAGGATCTTGAGGTTCGGGTGCTTCCGGTAATCCGTCGACCATCGCGGGTGCGCATTGGTCACGATGAAAACCTCGGCTCCCATGTTCGCCATACACCACGCCATCTGGTGTATGTGGATCCTCCCGCCAGAGTAGAAGCTCGACGTGTGCATGTAGACACCGACCCGTGTGATCGGGTCGATCGGGCTTCGGTCTGGAAGGATGCCTCTGGGAGGTAGATCGTCGGACTCAATGACGCCCTGCTGCAACAGCTTCATGGCAACCCGCTTATTGCAGATCTCGACCGCGTCGTCGGGCATCTTCGGGTCCGGTCTACCTAGTCCGTCCCGAAAGACGTGCGGCACTCGGACCTTGTACATCGTCATCCGATCACCTCCACATCTTCACGCTTGCATCGTCTGGGTTCTTCGTCCTCTTCAAACCGGACATCGACAGTTCGCGTGTTCACCTTGACGATCTCGCCGACTTCTTCACCGACCTGCACAAGGGCACCGATCGAAATGTCTTCGCCATCCTCGGCATCGACGGTTTCTTTCTGGCTGCTCTTCAACGCTTTCGCGGGTGCGGGGTCCGTGTGCTTTTCACGAAGTACGAAATCAGCTCCGATGTTTTCATCGGCGCTTTCAAGGGGAACGATCTGGCCCGCCTTCTTCAACCTCTTCGCTTGGGTACGGACCTCGATGTTCACGATACTTCCGACGTTGGCTCTCCGTTCTTGGCCGGACTCGTCGACGTATTGGATCGACTCGTCTCCGACTACTTTGTACCAACCCATCTGCTCTCCTCCTTCTGTGGATGAAGGGCGGGCGCTGCCGTAACACGCCCGCCCTTCGGATCATACACTCAGCTCATTCAGCTTGTTTCTTCGTCGCCGAGGAGCGCGCCGGTGCGAGGCTGTACGAACTTGCCGCCTGCCACTGCGAACATCACGATCGTGGCGAGGTTGTGGACGATGTCATAATCATCGGACCGCTTGATCATGATGTCCTGTTCCATCGGCATGTAGTACTCACGCAGGTCGACGAACATCAGGTCGCCATCGCTGCCGATGTCCGGCGTGCGGGTCGACACGATGTAGGGGTAACCGCAGAGACGGTCGAAGGGACCATTCGCCATGGAGGCAGTGAAGAGCTGACGCCCTTCGTTGTCGGTCAGGTCTTCGAGCTGTTCGAGGACGGTGTCGTCCATGACATACACAGCACCTGCACGGTGGTAAGGCTTGAGCTTGAACTTCAGCTTGGTGCAGTCGGTGCGGGTCACGGTGCCACTGGTCTCGCGCTTGCGCTCACGGATGCCATCGGTGTTGATCAGGCCGAGAGGCTTGCCGGTGCCGTCGCCAGAAATGATGGCGGTGTCCATGGCGTCGAGGATAACCTGACGACCACGAGTGGTCAGCCACTGTTCCATGGCGATGGCCGAACGGTTGAGCAGCCGGATGCTGATCTGGGTGTGCATGGCATACTCGTGGGTGGTGATCTTCACCTGCTCGAAGCGGGTGTCGGTCTTGGGCTTGAGGCCACCCTCTTCAATCCACTCACCAACCATGCCGCCGTATTCATCGGCGTCGGTCTGCTTCGACTTGGGCATGGTGATCTCGCCGGTCGGAGCAGGCATGACGGTGACGCGGTTCAGCAGGGTCGGGGCTTCGACTGCGAGGTCGAGCATGGGCAGACGGAAGTCTTCGGGAATGGTGTAGCCGCCGAGCGCGTCGGAGCTGCTGACCATGGTCGAAGCCTTGGCGATCAGGTTCATGGTGCCGTCTTTGTACCACCCCATCTGCTTGGCCCACTTGGGACCGAGCATGGCGAACACGGCGGACTTGGGCATACAGATGGCACCGGCGGTCTTCTCGCTGTTGCTCATCTTGCTGCCTTCGGTCGGCTGCATGGCGCGGGCTTCTTCGCCGCTCAGACCTTTGATGCCGCCTTCCATGTACTTCAGGAAGATGCCTTCTTTGGCCTGCATCTCTTTGCCGTGGTCCTTGACCTCGGCGGAACCTGCAACGGAAGCTCCTGCAGGGACGTTCACGGTGGTCATGCCGCGAGCCTTTTCGAGACTGTCAGCAACAGCCTTGGCCTGTTCGGCTTCGGCGATGGCGTCGTCCAGTTCCTTCTTGATGCTGTCGACGTCTTCACGCTTTGCTTCAAACGCGGTGCGGGCAGCTTCTTTGTCCTCGTCGCCTTCGGCCTTGTCGATGCCGAGACTCAGCTCTTTCATTTCCGCATAGGCGGCGTCGAGCTTCTCTTTGAGTTCCTTGATCTTGTTCATCTTTTCTTTCTCCTATTCCAAATCGGAAAACATACACGCTACAGGGAAGCGATCTTCGCTGCGTACCCACGCAGCTCGACGTCCAGATCATCAACGAAGGACTTCACATCGACCGGTTCGGTGACGTCGTTGCCTTCTTCTCCCGCCGCCTCTTTGCTTGCAAGGCTCGCCTCCTCTTCCTCTGGAGGGAGTTCTGCTTTCTCCGCTGGCTTCGGGACTGTGATCCGTACCTCCAAGATCTTCGCTTCTTTCACAATACCATCATTCACTTGAATGGCTTCAAAATCAATAACCATTTTGAACGCTTCGCCGATCGCATAGGAAGTCGGCAGCTTGTCGCCCCGTTCCTCGATGCTCTTCTTGAAGACGTTCTCGGCGAGCTTCATGCCGGACTCCTCGAACAGATCGCCCGCTGCGTAGTCGTCGGTGATCTCGATGAAGTCTTTCTCCGTGCGCAGCAGCGCGCCGTCTGCACTGTGCTCCAGAGAGTACAGCTTGCCGCGTGCCTGCTCGTTGATACCCAGAGCGATCCGGTGTTTCTGGAGGTGGTTGATCACGCTCGCGGGTGCACGTGCGCCCGTGCGCGCGCCCATGGCTGCAGCCCACGCGGCCTGCAGGCCGGACTCACTCAGGTACATCTTGCCGGTTGTCCACACGCCCAGACCGTTCTTGTTCGATGCGTCTTCGATCCAGTGGTGGGGGAACCTCCACGTGCCCTTCTTCTCGGCGTCGGTGTCGGGTGCTTCCCAGACGAACGCGACTTCTGGGAGGGCGGACTTGTCGACGCTTCCCCAGTTCGGTTCGACCTCTGCAACCTCGTCGTTGTGATCGTCCTTGGTGAACACCTTCTCGATCTCGCGCTTGAGCGCGTCGTCTTCGAGTCCATCCACGAAGCGCTTAGCCAGACCGGCGTCCACGTCCTTCATCTCGCGCACGAGCGCCTGCGGGTTCGCGGGCACAGGCACGGCACTCAGCTCCAGAAGCTCCGCCTCTTTGAAGTGGTAGCCGGTGACCTGACCGTCTCCGTCGCTGATCGTCTCGACCGTCTTGGCTTCTGGGGCGAAGCCGATAGACCACGCATTCAGGAAGCCCTTCGCATACTTGTTGAAGATCATCATCGCGAACGGGTCGTCACGATCGAACTCGATGTTGCCGAGTACGGAGTCGTCACTGACATACACTTCCTTGACCCGACCGATCGGGGGTGCCTTTTTGTCATGCGCCCAGAGCACGACAGGGTTGCTCTGGAAGTTCTCCATCCGCATCCCCTTCGGCTCGACGATGTCGCCGTCACGGTCAACGCTGCGCGTACTCATGACCGCCGTCAAGGTGTGCGCCTGCTCGTCGACGCTCATAGCTTTGCCAACAGTAATCTTCCGATTGGCTGTCATCTTCTTTCTCCTTCTAGTAATCACCATTCCATACAACGTCAACCCAGTGACCCTGAACTAACGCCCCCATGTGGCTCAGTCCTCTCAGGTCGTCGCTGATAACAATTTCAATCCGGTCCTGTGGACCAAGCACTGGGTTCGACCCACCACGGAGCCGAACCACTGCGCCCATATTCTGGGTGCCACCAAAAGTCCAACGCGCTCGCATACCGTAAGAGCCGCCACCACCAGAACGCTCGGTGTATACCATGTCGTAGCAGGTCTCGGCGATGTGGCCATTGTCTTTCCAGTTGGCCATATTGAAGTACTCGTTTTCGTAGTCACGGACAAGCCGCACCGTGATCCCGTTGGTGAGTGCTGTAAGATCGCCGAAGAGTGCGTCATCGCCTTGGGTGCCCATCACCATGCTGATGGTCATGCGCGTAATGTCGAAGCTGTAGAAAGTCGGCGGCTGCACCCGATAGATCTGCCGAGTAACTGACCCATCCACTGCCATCTCTGTTTCGGTAAGGATGGCAAAGGTACCGGCAGAGGTGTAACTGAAGTTCAACGGACGGTCTAGCGTAAGGACATCACCGAGTACACCCAGTATCATGCCCTCGTACAGGAAGGGCTCACCGACAACTTGCTGCTCAAACAGGACTAGCGTGTCGCCGATTGCGGCACTGTGGCCCGCCGAAAGGGTTACGGTGTAAGTGTCAACGACGGCGTCTGCTGCAAGTGTCTCTGAGCCTTTACCTTTCTGGAACTCCTGCATCTGTAGCCGGTTGATCACATCGCTCTGGACCACGGGCATGGCACCACGCTCTGGGGTAATGGCTTCGGTGGTGCCGTAGCTGTTCCTGCGCCACTCGGTCACGTCGAACAGCTGGTCATTGCTGTCGAGTGCTTGGCCACTCTCGGGGTGCATCTTGTCGCGCTTGTCACCCATTGCTTCTCCTAGCTTAAGTACAGGCAAGCCGCCTTACCTGCAGGACCGTTAGAACTTCTGAAGCCGACGATGCCGTGCGTTGAAGTCAGGGCACAGTTTGCAATGTGCGTTCCTGCGTAATCACTCTCCACGATCACAGGCGAATCGGCGGTGATGGTACTACCACTCACCGACACGTGAACACCAACGGCAGGTCCACCGTTGTAGGTTGCTGCGTCATCGTGTGCCTTTATACACACAACAGCATTCGATGAGTCGTATGCAGCAACGTCAACGTAGCTGTGGGTGAAGTTGCCTTGGTCCCAGATGTCAGTGATGGTGCCATTGGTAAACACACTGCCGCTGATTTCCATGATCAAGCCACGGGTGCGCGTGTTACCTGTGCCTGTCCAGTAACCGCACACGATTGCCCGTGTGCTGTCCAGTGCGCTCACGCAAAGCTGTGCAGACAAGTCAGAAGAAATAGTGTCTGCGTCAAGCGTTGTTATGGTTGCGCCAGAACGTGATACCTGTCTCGCATAGGTAACGCCACTTCTGCGATATAGAACGATGCCGAGTGTGGAAGAGAACCCGTCCATGTCGATGCTGTCTTGCGCTGATGCACCGATGTGGATGTTGGCTGTGTCCTCTTCTGTCAGGGTCGTGCCGCTGAGACTGAGCAAGGAACAGATCGGCATGTTCGCAGTCGAACCGTTCGGGTCGCGGTAGCCTATAGCAAAGTAGGTACTATCGAAGCTCATCAAACCAATTAGAGCGGAGTAACCATTGTTCACTTCCAACTCCGTGTTGGTCGTAATGGTTGTTCCACTGATGGTAAGGCACTGCGCGAAGGTCTTACTGTTGGTGGAGTCGGCGTAACCTACGATGACATGGGTATCGTCTACACGCACAACTCGGTTCTTAGAATTGATCCCAACGCTCTTATAGACTACGGGTGTTCCTGCGGTGACGGTCGTGCCAGACAAGGACAGTACAACAGCCGTTCCGTAGTTGCTATTCCCAACGTCCGTATAGACAAGCACTGCCTTGGTGTCAGTGAGCCTGCAGACATCGAGGTTGCTTACGTCTGCGGATTCAAATGTTTCTAACGCCCCTGCCGACAGGTCTAAATCTGCCGCGCCAAAAACGCTTAGAAATCCTGTCAGTCCTGCTCTCATGCGGAGTCTCCCTGCCATGCGAAGGTATTGGCCACGTAGGCCGCGAGAGTGATTGCTGCATACTGACCGGCAGTCTTCGTGTGGCTCTGCCGGTTGTTCAAGGTCGTGCCACTGGCAGTCGGTGTAACCTGCCCTGCCCCAAGCTGAATCACCGTACAGTTGAAGCCTGCACCCAACCCACTCGGAACGGTCAATGTGATTGCGCTTGCGTTGTTGCAGGTGACGATCTTGCCGTTGTCACTTGCTGCGAGGGTGTAGCTTGTACCGGTTTGCGTGTTGACCTCTAGCGTCTTGGGCTGTGCATAGGCCTTGATGCTCTGCTGACTGGCGACCTTGGTAGCGTCGTCACTGCTCATGTCGTCTTGGTCAAGGAAGTAGCTGTTGCTAGACAGGTCGGTGTCCGTGTTCATGGTTGCGCCTGCGGCATCAACATTCGTTGCGTCCGTGACATCGGCCAGAGCCTCGATGCCGTCAAGCTTGGTTTTGTCACCATCTACAAACTCACCTTCAGCAAGGATGTCTTGCTTGAGGTCGAGTGCAGTCTGCTGCGGTGTACTCACTGGCAGCGTACCAAGCGTCACGCTCTTTTTGTTGTTGCCGTCGGCGCTGTCTTCTGAGATGAGGTAGTCGGCTGCGATTGGTGTTGCCTTGGCAGCAATGGCTGCAATCTCACCGCTCACGTTTACGTGTACGGCATCGGGGTCGTTGACTGTGCTGCTGCTCGCGCTACCTGCGCCAGTTCTTGCCCTGCGTTGGTCTATGTAGTCACCGCCGTCGGTGGTGCTGCGGATCACGGTCTTGACTGCGTTGGTGAAGCTATTCCGCGCTTCGCAGATAAAGCTACCCAAAGGCCGAAGCTCTGCAAAGACCAGTGCGCTCACAACCGTTTCCAGTTCGCTTTCTGCTGCGTCCTGCGCATCACCGAGGGTGCTATGCTCGGTCTGTCCCATCTTGACGTAAGTGTCTTCACCGTTGGCAACGCCGATGGCGAACGCATGGTTCAGGAAGTAATTATTGTTCGATACGGTGGTGAGCTGCCACGTTCCGCCATTGTTCTCGTTGAACACGGGCCGACCAGTCGCACCAATACCGGCATCAACGTCAGTCATTACACCGAACCCTGCCTTGGTGAACTGACGCAGGGTAGGGCTTGCCTCCGAGCCTTCAAGGTACAGGATGCGATAGCCGACCGTGCTTGCCTTGGCATCAACACTGAACACTTGGTCTTCATCGCGGAACTTCCCTGCAGTGTTGCCGAACTGTGCGTGCGCATCGAGCGTACCATTACCGTCAACGCTGAAGCCATTCAGCACAAGCCCGTCGTCCACCATGGCCGCGCCGATGCTTGTGTGCATGGCGTAGTGTGTAGCACCACTCATCTGGTTCTGGTGCATTTCACGGACCGGACCGTCAAGGATTGTTTCCTTGTTGGTCGCATCCCAGTACAGCTCTGCCACGAAGGTGCCTGTACTGCCATAGATCCAACCAATGTCGAAGGTGGTTGTTACGGTCAGGGTTGTGCTACCACTGGGGAAGTAGAAGTAGTGCGGCCCTTCCACATCCGTCCAGACTACGTTCACGCTGCCGGTTACGGTGCGCTTGACGTCCAGATCGTAGAAGCTGAAGTCTGCGGAGGTGGGTGCAAGCGTAAGGGTGCGCGTGCCATCAACCACCGACAGGTCCAACGGGTTGTCGCCGTTGTCAACGGCTACACCGTTCAGGCCAATGAAGCCGCCGCGTTCGTTGGCATCCGTGTTGCTTGCAGTGAGTCCTTCAAGAGCTTGGATCTGTGCTGCAGTAGCAAGGCCTTTCTGTGCATTGGTTGCCGACTGAATGTCATCGTCGCCATTCGTGTGTTCTGCCGCATGAATCTTCTCGTGTCCTGCCATTGCTAAACCTCCTCAGTCGGGTAGTTGTTTGGGTCGTAATCTTCAACGGTCATGCCGCTGTAGTCTTGGTGTTCGCAGCAAGGGTATGCCCACTTACCATCAAGGCGTTCGCGCGGTTCTGCCCATCGGGTAGTCTGGCTTGCATAGGGTTCATCGTTATGATGCGCAAGATGGCAAACCAGATCGAGTGCCTGTTGTGCTTCTGCTTCTGCTTCGGTATTGAAAACGACTTCTTGCATATCTTTCTCCTATGCTACGGGCGGTGTATTTTTGTAAGGGTGGCCAACGGGCAGAGACCCTGCGAATCCCCACTTGTGGGCTAGATAACCTTCGATCTTCTGGCGGTCTGCCTCGCTTGGTTCCGTTACCATCAGGATGACCTCTGCGAGTCTGCCGTCCATGCTGTCGGAACCGTTGCGTCCGAGTCGGCTGATCTCGTAGTCGGTTGCCGTCCACGTTCCGGCACTGGTGCCAGACAACGCACCGTTGATACTCGCGTATGCCGCACCACCAGTCTCAACCCAGAACTCCATCAGGCCAACATCCGTGCCGATGCTCGACCCGTTCGCACCAGTGAAGTTGATGCCACCACCTTCATCCGCGCCGAGCCGGAAGATGATGTTGTTGGTAGCAGAGACCTCTCCTAGTTGTGTGTATCTGTTGTTGGTGGAATCATAAACAATCGCGTTGGAGTTTACGTTGTCGAACTGCGCGACGACGAACGCGGCGAACGGTGCGCCGTCTGTTATCACGTTGGTCAGCTGCATCCTGTCCTGCGGCGAGTTGTCATCCCAGTCGATGACGTTCAAGCCGTTGATCGTGCGCGTTCCTGTAACCGGCTGTGCTGATGCGGTGCCTTGGGTCAGATGGTTATTGTTGCCGCTCTTATCATTCCACTGGGAGACTGCTCCACCACTGTCGGTGATGGTATCGGTGTCGCTTGCATCCCACCATGTCTCAACGGTAATCTCAGCAGGAGTCCAATCACCCATTCCTACAATGAACCGTTTGCCTGTTGGTATTTCTAATCGCATTCGATTCTCCTATACCGTTGGTGCTGCGTTTTTGTAAGGATGGCCGAGGGGGAGTGAACCTTCAAGACCCCACTTCCATGCCAAGTAACCTTCAAGCCTCTGCCTTGTCGCAGTGCTTACATCCGTTGGCACAATCACAACTTCACCGATCCGAGTATCAGCGGTCTGGTCTGCGTTGCGGAACAACTGAACTGTAGTTGTGTCTGTGCTTGTGTAAGCGTTTGATCCTTCGGAAGTACCGTCAATGAATACCTCTTTGGTTCCTGCGCCTGTACCATCAAACACACCACCCCAGATCATCGGATTGTCCGTGCCGGTTATTGTTGTCAGTGCAAGATCTGCTCCTGCATTGCTATACGCAGTGAGCGTGAGGTTATTATTGCGGTAGAACCTCAAACCCCAACGATCAGTTCCAGAAGATTGAGGCAACTGGAATGGTCCTTGACTAAATACACCATCATATAGGTTCATCGCGCAGAAGAACATAAAGTCAGCTCCACAGGTAACAGGTGCGTTCATAAAGGTGCCGCCTGTAGCCAGATCATATGCGCTGATAGTATTCAATCCTCCAAGAGTATGCACCCCTGTCTGCGGTTGGTCTGCTGCTGTTGCCTGTACCATGTGATCATCGTTGCCGCTCTTGTCATCCCACTGACTGACAAAACCACCCGATTCGGTTATGGTGCCTGCGTCGTCTGCATCCCACCATCCGAGAGTGGTGATCTCACTTGGACTCCAGAGCTTTGATAGTCTTAGTCGGTTGCCCATGCTTCCTCCTTAGACCGAAAGGTCAACGCTGAATGTATCGGTACCGTTGTAGAAGTTGAGCGTCTTCGTCGATGCGTCCTTCGCCTCGACCCAGAGGTCGCCCGATTCGATCGGAGTCGGGGTCGACGCATACTCAATCAAGTTGATGAGGCTACCACCTGTCGGGCCAGTCTCAACCTTTGCGCCACTCTCTTGCAAGTCACCATCGGTGTCGGTGGTGAGAATGTTGTCACCAGTGTTCAGGCTACTCAGTCGCAGGTCCGGTGCGTACAGCCTTGTCCCGTCCCATGCAAAAGCGGCAACACCACCGAAGGCACCCGAGTCATTGAACTGGACGTAAGTGTCTGCGCCGCCGGGAGGCGTTACGCTGTTATCCACATACGCCTTGACGGACTGTTGGCTTGGCACCTTGGTCGCGTCATCGCTCGCCATGTTGTCTTCATCGAGGAAATACCCGTTGCCGACCAGTGTGGTGTCGGTGTTCATGGTGGCACCGGCTGCGTCTACGTTGGCAGTGTCGGTTACGTCGGCGAGTGCTTCGATTCCATCGAGCTTGGTAATCTGTGCCGTGGTCGCCAAACCTTTCTGGGCTGCAGTTGCATCCTGAATATCATCTGTGCCATCGGTATGGCTTGCTGCGTGTGCTGCCGGTGTTGCTGCTGCATGTGTATGCAAGGCAGTCTCACCGCCATCGGTGAGATCGGTTGCATTGACATCACTGATGTTGTTGACTTCAGCACCTGCCTCGATTCCGTCGAGCTTGGTCTTGTCGCCATCTGCAAAAGCACCCTCGGCCAAGACGCCTTGATAGTCGGTGTCCTCAACTGCTGCGCTGATGGCACCTGCACCATTAGCCTTGACCAGACCGTTCACCGCGCCGACGATCGGATCCGACTCGACAGGGTTGACGTTGGCTGCGTCGGTTACATCAGCACCTGCCTCTATCCCATCGAGCTTCGTAATCTGGGCCGCAGTGGCCAGACCTTTCTGGGCAGCGGTTGCGTCTTGGATGTCGTCCGTCCCGTTCGTGTGCGTGGCCGCGTGCGCGAGCGCTGCAAAGTACGAGTCGAAGAGATCCTTCACCTTCTGGATGGAAAGACTCTTGGTGAGCGGCGTGCCGCTCGGGTCTTGCGTCACCTCCAGAAGGTCTGTCAGTGCAGCGGCGACCGCTGCGGTCATGTCCGTGATTTTCGTTGCCATCGTTTAATCTCCTTCGGTCCATCTGGCGTCGCCGCTTTCAGTGACGCGAATGTCTCCACTCTCCGTGATGCGCGTATCGGCAGGGACGATCGGTCCCGCCGACTTCTGCTGCACTGTCATGCGGCCACGTCTCAGGTGTCCGGCGTTGTCCTGTGTAATCCTGCTCATACGCTTGCGTGCCATGGTCTACTCCCGAACGAATCCGATCATCTCGGCCACGTCGCCGATCGTACCCTTGACGTTGATGTAGTCATCGTCAACGAAGTTGCCGGTGCTCATGTCAAGAATGCTGCCTGCCTGAATGGTCCAGTACAGGTCGGAGCAGCCGGGCCTTGACACCTGCAAGGCGTTCGCTGCGTTGCGTGCCTGCAGTGCAAGCGCAACAAACTCAGGGTTGATTCGCATCTGCTGCCACGTTCCATCGAGTGTCAGGTTCTTCACTTTGATCGGGCAATTCATGTTCTCTCCTTTACACTACCACGTCGACAGGTAGAGCACCTTCGACCACTGGTAAATCCAAAACCTCTATGCCCTCAAGGGCTTCTCCAATCTCTTCCAGAAAACCACGATACAGGTAGCGCGGGCTTTCTGGGGGTAGGCTGCGGGACTCTGGTCCGGTGTTCGGATAAGAGTCTGGGGTCACCGCGTTCACTCCTTCTGCAACCCCTTCGCCGAGCAGGCCCTTCTCCACTGGCTTCCACTCCCAGTCGTCTTCGTCCCACACAAGCTCTGCTTCGAGATACTTGATCTTCAGCATTTGCTATCCTTACCAGAAAGTCGGTGGAAGCGGCTCGGGCTGCGGTATCCGATCTAGCGGGGGCAGCTCTCCTTCCACATACTCCACGTCCTTCACGACTGAGATTATGAAGTTGAAAAAGTCTGGGTCCTCTCGGGCGAACTTCGAGGGGTTCTCGTACAGCTGCTCGATGCCGGTGCTCATGACTTCCACTCCATGCGGGTCGTTGACGTCATCCCACGAAGCCTTCCTGTACACGCGTCCGGTATAGGTGTTCATCCACCGGTCACGCTTTACTTCATAGCTGCCGTCCCACGTGATCTCCTCGCCTGCAGTACGCTTCCGGTAGAAGTCCCGCGCGAGCGTGTCCGCGTAGCCGCCGGTCACCGGTGTTCCCGTCACGTTGTTTTTGCTGCCGATAGCGTGCCCGAACTCGTGGGCAATGGTGCTTGTGTGACTATGATTCCGAAGACGCATGACGTCTTTGATGCTGTCGTAAGACCCGCCCGCTGTTGGGTCGGTCTCCTTACGGATCTTCATGCTGAACGGAGCCACGCGCTCTTCCATCGCTTCGATCTCAAGCTCGTCGTCGGGATAGTCGCGATCGCCCAGTGGCGGGGGCGGGGGTCCGACGAGCTTTTCAGCCGCGCTCTCGCTGAAGAACTTGGACACCTCTCCGACCGTCTCGTTGAATCGCACGTTCACCGCTTCCGGCATGGTCGAGTTGATGGTCGTCGTAGCATCGCCACCAAAGTACTCCACCTTCTGTCCGATGCCGTGCACGCGAAGCGGGTTCTGGTTGATCGGGTTGTGTAGCTCTTCTCGCATCAGCGCGATATGATCCAGACCACTCAGGTCCCGCTTGCTCAGATCCCTCTTCGCTTTCTTGAGCTTCTTCGTGGCGCGCTTGCGTGCTGCCGTGAAGTCATGCGCTTCGATACTGTCCTCACCAAACTCCCGAATGGCTGCAGCCTGCAGACGCAACGCTTCCTTCCACTCGGCGAACGCCTCGTCGTACCGGTCCTTCCACTTCTTGACCTTTGCCTCTGTCTCCTGCTTGATTTCCTCGTCCCTTTGGAGCAGCCACTGCCGCCACTCTTCCGCCGTCTCGAACGGCTGATCTGCAGCCTCGGTCTTACCGGCTGTTTCTGGGGGAAGGGTCTCAGGCTCTGGCTCCACTGGCTTCGGTGCGGGCTTTGGCTTAGGCTTCGGCTTGACCGGATCCGGTGTAGGCTGCGGCGGCTTCGGTGCAGGCGCGGGCAGCGGGGGCACCTCAGATCCCATCTCTGTGATCACAGGCAGGAGCGTGCACCGGCAGTTCGGGTGCACCGGCGGGTGCTGCGTTGCACGACGTGCGCCACGCATACTGACCTCGCGGTTCTTCCCGTCTGCGCCCTGCACCGTGCCGGTCATCGTGTCACCTGCTCCGAGGAAGGGGTCACCGATCGCGATCACCTTGCCGTGCAGCTCCCTGCAGAAGGGGCAGGTCAGCTCGTCCGCCGTAGCGTACCACTGGACCTTCTTGACCCCTGCCTGCTGATAGCGACCCATGGCACCTTCGTTCTCGGTCCACGACGTGGTCGTCCGTGCGAGCATCCGCGCGTAGTTCTGATCCCACGTCTCGAAGGTCTCCATCAGACGCTTGGCAAACTCGCCACTGGTCAGGCCGCGCAAGGTGCCTGCATCGTCCACCACCTCGTCACGCAGCTGCGCCATGATCGCGTCGATCGTGGACGCGTGCAGGTCAGCGGAGTCGCCCGCCGTGTCCCACAGGTACTGCGCCACACTCTGCTTGGTGGGCATCGTCGTGAAGTCGTCGAACCCTTCGCCTGCATCGCCGATGCCGATCAGGATCTCGGGGTCTGTGGGGTCAGGTGCTTTGAAGTGCTGCCGGTCAACGAGGCTCCACCCCTGCATCGCTGCACCCACACCGTCCTTGAGCATGGCCGCGAAAATCTGATCTTGCCATCGGGTGTTGAAATCTCGCGGGATCGGATCCTGTCCCGCGCGCACGCGACGCACGCTCTCGCGCGTCTGCGCGCGCAAGGCACGGCGGAGCTTCGGCTCCATCCTCTGAGCGTACAGCTGCATCGTCCGCTGCCGCCTCTTGGCTAGACGCTCCTGCCGTGCACTCTTGACAATGGGCTGCGATGCAGTGCCAGAGCAGCCACACGAGCATCGTGCTCCCAACACCAAAGAGGAAGCACGCGATCGGCGTGCCGATGTCGACTTGCATACTGGTCTCCTTTCGAGAGTCGCAGTCACAGGGTCTCCTCTGTCTGGAGCTGTTCATCCAGTGGGATCTCGGTCAGCGCGCCCATGCCCATCTCGGCGCTCTCGCCTTCAGGCACAAGCATCGTACTGGCATTGTACTTGTACACCATGTCGTCGTCGGTTGATTCCTCGCCGATGATCTCCTTCGCCATGGCTCGCGTGATCACGCCGCGATCGAACAGCTTGCCTGCACGCTCTGCCCTCTGGTCTTCGTCCTCCTGCAGCTCCTTGATGTCGGTCGTGTCGAAGCAGTAGCGGATCTGGCCCTGCAGCTCTGGGGGTATGAGCTGCGACGTGTAGCTGTCTGCGAAGCTCTGCCAGAGACCTGCAAGGGTCGACGTGTAGAACCACCTCTTGGCTTCACCGGTGTTCGACCACGGCGAGTTCTTGAGACCAACCCACAGGCCGACCACGATCGGGGGCACCTGAAAGCAGGCGCACACGCGGCTCTCGTCGATGTCTCCATAGGTCGACCAGTCGAAGCTCGACAGCGGGTCGATGAAGTCGATGCTCGCCTCGTCACCAGAGATCAGGAACGCGGAGGCTCTCGGATCCGTGCCTGTCTTGCGCCGGAGCGCTGCACGCAGGTCTGCCTTCTGAGACGGTCCCATCGCCTTACGTGTTTTGACCACGATGCCGGGGGTTGCCAGACTGGTCACACTCTCGGCCTTGTACTCGGTCGCTTTCTGGTCAAGGTAGATGTGGCGGATCGCCGCTTCCATCGGGGCGAGTCCGTCCCACAGGTTCATCGGGTGCGGGAACTTGGTGTAGACCATGTCGTCCACGGGCACCGTCCACTCCTTGCCCTGCTCCGTCTTGATCGTGAAGCTCTCGATCACGCGGGGGCTGTCAGGTGCTAGGCCGAGGGACTCCACAAGGTTCGGGGTCACCCAGTGCGGCGGAACAGGCCACAGCTCTCGGACCACCTTGTCGTCGGAGCGCCACTTCCACAGGTACGCCTTGCCGGTCGCTTGGATGTGCAGCTGACTATACTGCTTGTAGTCGTTCTCGCTGACATGTGGGTTCATCACGAAGGGCTGCATGTACGGACTGTCCTTCTGGATCACCCACCGGTCATTCGTGGCGTCGTACGCCTCTACCACAAGCGGAGCCTCTGCGTAGCTCGTGGCGATCTTGTTCACGCACGCGTACGCCAGACTGTTGTTCTGGATCATCGCGAGCTTGGTCTTGTCAGAGAAAGCGGGGAATGGTCCGTCCTCTTTGCCAGTGCCGAGGATACGCAGCACGTCGTCTTGGGTCAGGCCCTTCTCTTTACTACCGAACAAACTCTTTACCCAGTTCATCATTTTTCGATCCTCGGGGGCTTCGGTTCACACAACTGCGGAGGCAGGTCATTTGCCTCGTGACCACAGGTTAGACATCTCCACCGGTCCATGCAGTTGATCTTCTCCACTGGTATCATGAGACCACGCCCGCAGTTTCGGCATGGACGTCGGTTGCTCTTTGACGGGTACGACATACTCAAAGCCCCCTTCCTCTCTGGTCTCGATAACCATCCCTTTCAGGAGGTGCACCATACCGCGCTTGCCCGCCTTCGGGTCGTACACCTCGATGCCGAAGTCGTCGGTCATGATGACCCTGCCTGTCACTGGGGGTTCTTCTGGGGGAGTGGCGCAGCCTGTCATGATCGCAGCCGTGACCAACATGGTCAGCGCGAAGCCCATCTGCTTCACGCGCTGCTTCAGAGCGAGGACAAGCCGGTCGTCCTTGATCAGGGTCGCCACCTTGCCCCCGCCCTTCTGCATTCGGCGGAGGTAGCACGGGAGTGCGTCCTCAACCCACTGGGCCAGTGAATCGAGGACGTGCTCCGGCACGCCTCTCTGTTCCATCTGCTCGAACTCGCCTGTCACTCTGGCCATGCCTTCGTCGAACGGACTCATCATGTTCTCCTCCATGGCTCGTGACAACCTGCATCACAGACGATCTCGTAGGTCTCGGGGTTCATGTGCACCGGACCTTCACACTTCAGGCAGACGATCCCGCGCCCCGCGTGCGTGCACGTGCGTGGGGCGAAGATCCTCTCGTGTTCGCTTCGATACTTCTCGTGGTCTGCTGTCCTGTCTCTGCTACCCTTGCTCATGCCATCTCCATACCGAACTGATTCACTTGGTGATAGTACGTTAATGCGAGGGCATCCGCAAGGTCTGGACTCCGACCTCTTCGCTTTTTGATCTTGTCCTTCGGTTCAAGTCTGATCTTCCGGTCCGACTGGATCGTGTATCTCGGCCACGTGCACTCCTTGCCAAGAGCCGCGTACTGCTTCGGGATGAGCAGCTTTTCTTTGGCGTCTGGTCGCATGGCGTTTCTGATCGCCCAGTACATCTCGGTCCTGCAGTTAAAGAACCTCTCACGGTCAAGCGCCGTCTCCCCGAAGTTCACAGGGGTCACGTCGATCTCAAGCTCGTGCAGTCTATCCGTCACGCCACCACCGAGACCGGTGTCGTCGATGTAGATACTCTCAGCCTCCACGCCTTCGTTGCTCGCGTGGTGCTGAATCAGGCCCACCGTCTCCATGGTGCTCTTCTTGTCGTATGCCCACATGCCGCGCACACAGCGATCGTCTCGGACCACAACCACCGTCCGGTCATCGCCGAAGCGCGCGACGTCCACGCCCATGATCCGCTTGCCCTTGGGCCGCGCTACCTTGGGCACCAGTAGGTTCTTCAACCAGTTGAGCGGGACAAGCACGTCGTCACCGCCCTCTGGGAAGTCGCCTTTCACGCGTGCCTTGTACACGCCGCTGTTCTCGCCGTACTCCGCCTTCATCCCTTCGATCCACTCACGGGTCGCAAGGCCCGCGATGCCGAGGTCGCACACGTCGAAGGCTGAGCTGTGGAAGTTCAGCCACTCGCTGCTGTTGAACGTATCGTAGAACGGGCCCTCTGGGCGGAGGGGGTTTCCGAGCAGGACGATCTTGCTGCCCTCTGCAGAGCACACGCCCTGAATCGCTTCCATCGCTTCATAGCTGAGCTTCGACGCTTCGTCGACGATGACCATGGCACCGCGTTCTGTACGGAAGCCGCCGAACGCTTCAGGCACATCGGGCGAGACGCAGAAGGCTCCCCACAGGTCGCCACGCCTCCACTCCGTTGCCATGGGGTCGCCGCCCAGTGCTACAGGCGCGCGCCGGATGAGCCGTCTCAGGCTCGGCATGATCGTCTTCAGCACGCCCGTCCACGACGCACCAGACAGCACGACGTAGCTCGGGCAGTTCGCATCGAGATACAGCGCAGTGAGCACCGCCGTCCAGAACGTCTTGCCCACACCGTTGGCTGAGCGCCACGAGATCTGCCGGACCTCTGGGTCCATGAGCGCCTCGGTGATCTGCTCCTGCCTCTCGTGTGGGCTGACGCCGTACATCCTGCGCACGTGGTCGACCGGCTTCAGCCTTGCGTGCTGATTGTACCGGCGTACCGCGTCCACCAGATGTGCGGGGATCTCACTCGTCGCTGTCATCGGCTCCCTTGCCTTCTGGGTCGAGGACCAAAGCCATCGCATCGGTGACCGTCATCTTGCCGCTGAAGTTCACCTCTGTCTCCATGCTCTGCTTCGGCTTGCCTTCCGTCCGGTCTGCGATGAACTGCACCGCCCACGGCTTTCCCTGTAGCGCGTAGCTGTACACGCGACGCAGGACCACCTCTAGCTTGGTGCTCTCTCCGTCTCGGGTGCCTTCCTCCTCGCCAATCTTCTTGAGCAGGTCGGGGATGCACTTCGCTTTTGGGGGTCTGCCTTTGGGGTTGCCGCTCTGGCCCTTCTGCCATCCGCCCTTCCCTTCTGGGTTCAGCTTCATGTCCCGCTTCTTCGCGGGCGCTTTCTTGGTGACCTTCTTCTTGGTCGTCTTCTTAGCCGTCACTGGTCCGCTCCATCCTGATGCCTATGTACTGTGCCGTGCCGTCGTTCGATGCTTCCAGTGCTTCCACTACCTGCCACCCCATCCCCTCGTGCGCGCCTATGCACGCGCGTGTCGCGTGAGGATGCAGTGCTCCGATGATCGCCTTCGGGACTTTGAGCTTGCCAAGTCCAAGCGCTTCCTGCGCAACCGTTGTCATGTTGCCGCCACCGTTCACGCGGATCAGGCCGATGGTCAGGAACACGGTCACGGACTGCTGCGCCTGTTCGAGGATTGCAAACCAGTGCTTCCATGGTGAGCCGTAGGTGTCCACGTCGATCACGTCATGGTCCCACCCGCCTGCCTGCAGGTAGCGCGCGCTGTCGATCTTGAGCCTGCCCTTCTTCGCCTTGAGGTCAAGCCCTAGATACGACTCTACCTCAAACTCAGCCTTCAGCTCTCCCCACAAAAGACCACTGCCCATGCAGCAGTCGAGCACACGGGCAGGTTCATCGCTATGGTACTTTTGCAGGAAGTGGCGACGCAGGTCGAGCTTGGCTGCAGGGTTGTGATTGTCTGTCTGCTTGGTCTTAACCATTCGCCGTCGTCTCCACAATCGAGTCGGGGATCTCGGCAGCAGCCTCGGCCATCTCGGCGATGTCTCCCCACCTTCCGATCGGGACGCCGATCAGGACCCACGCCATGGTAGGTGGCTTGTCCGTGTCCACCTCGCGCAGGTCTGTCTTGCCGTCCTCGACGCCGAAGTCCGCAACCTCGTCTTCACTGAAGCCCCAGTCGGTCAGCTCGTCTGTCTCGAAGTTCTCTTCCAACATCGACCAGTCCCACCTTCCTTGGTTCTTGTTCAGGCGGATGTTCAGCTCGCGCTCTTCAGCCTCGGGCAGACAGACCTCGACGGTGGGCACCTCTTCATGGCCGAGCTTCTTCGCTACCTTCAGCCTCTGGTGTCCACCCACCAACACATTGCGCCGGTCCTCGTGCATGTTCACGATCAGCGGGTCGACGAATCCGAACTTCTCCACGCTCTCGATGATCGATCGCTCGTCGTCCTCTGTCATCTTCCTCGGGTTGTACTCGGCAGGGTTCAGGTCGTCGACCAGTCGCATGATCAACTCCTGCTTCTTCCCTCCCTGCTTTGCAAGTCTTCGCTTGGCCATCGCTCGCTCCTCCTTGTCTACCTACCGGACCCCTCTCGGGGGTAATCCGGCAACCGCTTGCCCTATAAGGACTTGCGCGCGAGGGAAAACCCCCCTATACAACCCCCTCTATGGGCGATTTTGGGGTGAAATCCGCATATGTGGGTCTGTAGGGGGGTTTTAGACGTCCGTGAACGTGCTTTTTAGCCCCGTAGAGCGTCTTTGATTCTTTGGACGTGTATCGGGTAGGGTAGGCTCCTCGAACGCCCGTAGGAGCGCTTTATGGGCTTTTTGGCTTTTCTGGGGGTAGGGGGTCAGGGTAGGGGTGCCTGTAGGGGGCACAGGGGGCGCCTGTGGGGCGCTTTGACCGGTGGCGGGTAGGGTAGGAGGGGAGGAGCGCCCCGCGCCCGTGTGGGCGTCTTGTGGGGCGCTCCTCTGGGGAGTGCTTGGCACAGGGTCAGCCGGTCACCACGTGAGCCGTCTGAAGCACCGCACCTTCTGCAGCCTGTACTCTCTGGCGAGACCGAGCACGCCCTTCTTCCAGACGCTCGGGGAGACGTCCCGCCAGAGCAGCCGCATCCGGT